AGCAACTTTAAAAGAAGTTAGCGAGTTACATTTACACGACTTTGGTATATACTTAGATTTAATGCCGGATTTAGAAGAAAAACAATTGTTAGAAAACAATATACAAATGGCAATACAGAAAGATCAAATAAATCTTGAAGATGCTATTGACATACGTGAGGTTAAAAACTTAAAACTAGCAAATCAACTTTTAAAACTTAGAAGAAAGAAAAAACAAGAGCTTGATAGAAAAATGCAAATGCAAAACATACAAGCTCAAACTCAATCAAATACGCAGGCTGCTGAAGCTGCAGCTGCTGCTGATATGCAAAAGCAACAAGCTCTTGCTCAAACTAAAACTCAAGTTGCTCAAGCCCAAAGTCAATTTGATATTGCAAAAATGGAAAGAGAGGCTGCTATTAAAAAAGAATTAATGGAATTTGAATTTAATCTTAATATGCAGTTAAAACAACAAGAAATGCAAGTGATTAAAGATAAGGAGAGCGGAAAGGAAGATCGTAAAGACCAAAGAACTAAAATACAAGCAACTCAACAAAGTGAGTTAATTGAGCAAAGAAAAGGTAACACTGGTCCGAAAAACTTTGAATCAGCTGGTTTTGATAACTTGGATGGTTTTGGTTTAGAACAGTTTAACCCAAGATAAACATTAACAATTATTTAATTATATTATATTATGGAAGAAAAAAATGAAAACGTAGTTGAAGAAACTACACAAGATACAGTTGAACAAACTGTTGAAAAGGTTGAAAAACCTGAAACTCCTCGTAATGAGGACGGAGATTATAAAGTAGATTTGTCTAACATTAAAACACAAGAAAATGCCATACGGAAAGAAGAAAAGCAAGATGACGAAAAAAGTAGTCAAGAAAAGCAAGAAAAAACTGAGCAAAAAGAAGAAGTAATTCTCGAAGATGTAACAGATGAAAAGCCAAAGCCTGTAAAGGAAGAGGTTGAAGAAACTGCGGTAAAAGAAAAAACTCCAGGAATGGACCTACCAGAAAACATTGAAAAACTCGTGGAGTTTATGAATGAGACAGGTGGATCGGTTGAGGACTACGTCAAACTCAATACGGATTATTCTAGTTTAGACGATGGTAACTTGTTAAGAGAATATTATCAGAAAACTAAGCCACATTTAGATCAAGACGAAATATCTTTTTTAATAGAAGATAATTTTTCAATTGACGAAGATGTAGACGCTGAAAGAGACGTAAAACGTAAAAAGCTTGCTTATAAAGAAGCTGTCGCTGAAGCTAAACAACACTTGGAAGGGTTGAAGGGTAAATATTACGAAGATCTTAAGTTAGGGTCTAAGTTAACTCCTCAACAACAAAAAGCAGTTAGCTTTTTCGATCGCTATAATAAAGAGCAAGAACAAGCACAAGAACTACAACAAAAAGCTAAAACAGTATTTAACAAAGAGACTGATAGGGTTTTTAACGAAGACTTCAAAGGTTTTGATTTTAAAGTTGGAGACAAGAAATATCGCTACAATGTTAAAGACATGCAAGACGTTAAGGAAGATCAAAGTGATTTTGTTACGTATTTAAAACCTTGGATTAGTAAGGATAATACGCTTCAAAACGCTAGTGATTACCACAAGACGTTGTTTGCAGGTAAAAACGCAGATGCTATTGCTAATCATTTTTATGAACAAGGTAAAGCCGATGCTATTAAAAATATGACTAGCCAAGCCAAAAATATAAACATGGATGCTAGAAAAACTGATAGTGGCGTTGTTAATACCGGAGGTATAAAAGTAAAAGCAATTAGCGGTGACGATAGTTCTAAGCTTAAATTTAAACTTAAAAATTATTAACAAACTTAAAATTAATTAAAAATGGCACAAGTAAATTTTACTTCGAGCACGTTAGGTAACGGATTAGTTACTCCTGCTCAGAGCAAAGTAACGCTAGAAAGCGCTTACTTAGACATCCGTAATAGCGGATGGGCTCAACAATACCTGCCAGACCTTTATGAATCAGAAATTGAAAGATATGGAGACAGATCTATCAGTGGATTTTTATCAATGGTCGGTGCAGAAATGCCTATGTCTTCTGATCAAGTAATTTGGTCTGAGCAAGGTAGATTACACTTAGCTTACAAAGCTACAATTAACCCAACTACTGGCGCTGTAACAGCTCCTAAAGATATTGATAACGAAGCTGGTTCTAGTATCGCAATGTCTGTAAGAGTTGGACAAACGGTTGTATGTCAAGTTACTCAGTCTGCTAATGTAGTTGTTCTTAAAGGACAAGTTACAGCGGCTGCAGCTGATGGAACTACTTGTACAATCAAACCTTACGGATATAATAACTTTGTTGACCACGCTAACTTAAGTGGTACATCAGGTTTAGTTATTAGATTCTTTGTATACGGTTCTGATTTCAAAAAAGGGACTTCTGGTCTTGGTGGTGGAGTTGAAGCTGAATTCAAGTCTTTTCAAAACAAACCAATGATAATCAAAGACGAGTTTATGATCAATGGATCTGACGCGGCTGCAATTGGTTGGGTTGAAGTTTCTGGTGAAGCTGGACAATCAGGTTACTTATGGTACCTAAAGTCTTCAGGTGATACAGAAAAGAGATTTGATGATTACTTAGAGATGTCAATGATGGAAGCTGAAAACGTAGTAGGTTCTGGTATCACTGGTACTGGTTCTGAAGGTTTATTTGCTGCATTAGAAAACAGAGGCCTTGTTGCAAGTGCTGGTATGTTTGATGGTGCTACAGATGATTTAGCTGATTTTGATATTCTTTTACAAGAGTTAGATAAACAAGGTGGTATTGCTGAGAACATGATGTTCTTAAACAGAGAAGCTGCTTTAGCTGTTGATAACTTACTAGCGGGTGTAAATTCACACTATGCTGGTGGTGTTAACTACGGTGTGTTTAACAACTCTGAGGATATGGCGCTTAATTTAGGTTTCAACGGTTTTAGAAGAGCATCTTATGATTTCTACAAAACTGACTGGAAATACTTAAACAACAAGTCAACTAGATTCTTAGTGAATGATGGAGCTACTGCTGGAAAAATCGAAGGAGTTATGGTACCTGCTGGGACTACAACTGTTTACGATGAAAACATGGGTAAAAACATCAGACGTCCTTTCTTACACGTAAGATACAGAGCGTCTCAAGCTGATGATAGAAAACTTAAAAAATGGACAACTGGATCTGTAGGTGCTGCGACATCTGATCTTGATGCTATGAAAGTTCACTATCTATCTGAAAGATGTATTGTTACTCAAGGAGCAAACAACTTCGTATTATTCAGATAATCAATTACTGTAATTCTTACCCTCGTATTTTATACGGGGGTAATTATTACTTTTATAAACTATTTAATTATATTATATTATGGAAAATAAAAAACAAAAGGCTGCTAAGCCTGTTTCTCCAAAGTGGGAAATAAAAGATAGATTATACGAGCTAATAGGTGATAGACCTCTGGTTAGAATAATGAAAAGAAAAAACCTTTACTATTTTGATGAAGAAAAAGGTTATCAAAGAGAAATAGCTTACGCTATTAATCAAACAACCCCTTTTGTTGAAGACTGGAAAGGTAAAACAAGACCTGGGCATATTATATTTAGAGATGGCTTTTTGTTTGTTGAGAAAAAAGATACAACTTTACAAAAATTTTTATCTATGTATCACCCAGATGTAAATAAAACTTTTAGAGAAGTAGATAACGAAGTAGATGCTGAGGCTGACTTAAATATTTTTGAGTTAGAAATAGATGCATTAAATGCTGCAGCTGAAATGTCAGTAGATGACATGGAAGCAATTATGCGTGCAGAGATCGGTTCTAAGGTTAGTAAGATGAAATCTAAGGAGCTTAGAAGAGACACTTTAATATTTGCTAGGGAAAACCCTGCTTTATTCTTAGAGTTAACTAAAGACGAAAACGTAAATTTAAGAAACTTAGGTATAAAAGCTGTTGAAAACGGTATTTTAATACTGTCAGAAGACAATAGAACGTTTATGGCTGGTAAAGAAAAAAGAAAACTATTTGAAGTTCCTTTTGACGAACATCCATACACTGCTTTAGCTGCTTGGTTTAAAACAGATGAAGGTTTAAAAGTCTTAAACTCAATAGAGAAAAAACTAAAATAAATCATTTTGTAGAGTGGTCATCTCTATGGGGTGACCACTTTATAATAAAAAGAAATTATGATAAACGTAAATACAGTATATAAATCAGTTTTATCAATACTAAACAAAGAACAGAGAGGCTACTTAACACCTGATGAGTTTAATAAACTAGCTAAACAAGCTCAGTTAAATTTATTAGAAATAGCTTTTGCTGAATATAACAAGTTTTTATCAATGGACACTCTTGGTAGAATAAACGCTGGTTACGCTGATTTACCAGAAAAAATAAAAGAAAAAATAGAGGTTTTTTACAAAACTTCAAGTTTATCAAGTAATAGATTACCAAACGACGTGTTTAAACTAATCGATTTAAACATGTTAAATAAAACTGTTTCTTTAGAAGAAATAGACAAGAATGAGTTAACGTACATATTGTCTTCACCGTTAACCGCACCATCAAAAGAATTTCCAGTATATTACAAAACAACAACTTCTTTAGGCCAAACATCTATTGTTGTTCAACCAACAATAACAGATACTATATCTGTGGATTACATTAAAATACCTACAGAGCCAAGATTTGGATATACAATTAATTCAACTTATGGAACAAACATATACGATTCAAATACTTATGTAGAAGATGGTTTAATCATAGCTAGCGATGGTTTAACATCAAGAACAACCATATCATCAGGAGCTACAAATGGAACTTATACAGGTACAGTAGGTACAACAAGTGGTTTTACTGGATCTGGTACTGGCACTATAGTTGTAACAGTTGCTGGTAACGCAGTAACAAATGTAG